ACATACCGCTGGCTACTCGGCGATTGAACTCCCACGCAGTGATCTCATGCACCTCAGCGGCTCGCTGTGCTGTGTAGAAGTTACTTGCGGCGAACGGCAAAATAATCCTGTCGATTGGAACAAACTCCACGCAAGGGCGCTTTTTCTGCTCATCAAACCAGATTTTGAAGTACTGTGAGCCACCCAATGGCAACTGCGTCAGCAACTGCTCTTGCTCGTCCCTAAACTCCTCAATCTGCTCTGTGATCTGCCAGTTCAGGTAGTCGCGCTTACGCTCTGCCTTCTCAGCTTTGATGTCGTCCATCTTGCCGAGCACCTTTGTGCGGACTGGGCCATCAGGTGGGAACATTTCTTTGATCGCTTTAGCCGCAAAGTCCACACAGCCCTCAGCCATTGCAGGGTGAACAACCTTTGATGCACCCATGAAGGTGGCACCACCGGGCGCATCGTTGCCCATACCCGTGCGCTTGATACCCTCTTCGTACTGCTTGTCTCTTTGCTCACGCGCTGACTTGTCAGTCTTGAGCAAGTCGGTGTAGCGCATAGCCAACTTAGACAGGTCATACTCACCGTATGACTCCGCCATATTGGAGTAGAAGTCTGGATTCTCTTCAGGGCCATCATTGGGCATTGTGACAACAGCCGAACCGTCAGGCATCTCTTCAATGTCAGCCAAATCGTCACGCAAATCTACGTCAGCACTGCCGTCTTCATTCTCAGTGATCATGGGATCTTGGGTTGGGTCAAGTTCGTCCATCATTTGGCTTTCTTGTTACGTGTCAGTTCTAACAACATGGTGTCCATGTCTTTGTTCATTGTAACTTTACGTTTGTTATCCGACAAACCGTGTTTTGCAACTGGCTCATAGTCTTCACCACGCATAGCTAAGTGACGTTGAGCAACTACGTTTTGCTCAGGAAACGCATGAAAATCATCATCGCTAAAACCAATGTGGCGACCACCAACACTGCCGCCCATCGCATAAGCTTTTGGCTTGGGGTGAAACTTAATTACCTCTGGCGCGGCGTACTCTTTGCCCTTAGCTTTGGCTTGATCTTCTGGTTTATCAATCTCGTACTCGCCATTGTTTTTCAAAGCATGCTCAATGTGACCTTCAGACACATGATGGTTGAACTTTGTTTCGTGACCAATGTTGCTGGTTGACTCAGTAGGTGTCGTCATCAAAATGTGACCAGCGTCTTTGCCGTTTTTGGTTTTGTAGCGATTCTTTGGCAAGAATGCTGTGTCCATGAAACGTGAATCCGTTGGGATCATGTGCGGAGTACCATCATCATTCTTACCCACTTGAACCAAACGTGGGTGCAAGATGTGTTGCTTTTGGTAGTCGTAACGCAAACCTTCATGCGTCGTATGACCATAGTGCGCTTTTTCAGGCGTAGTTGGCTTTCCATTACCTCCAAAGTGACCTTCTGGCCCCTCTTCACGCTCTTCAGCAGTTAAATCCTTCTCAGAGCGTCCTGTTGTCCAGTACTTAGCATGGGTGATTGCACCTTCCATTTTCTTAGACATTGGTGAGCCACGCTTAACGTCAGTCACCATGTACGAACCCTTGGGCGGTGTTTTATGACCTTGCTCGTTCTTGAAGTCGCCTTGGTTGTCAGCCGCCATCACGGTGTTACGCACACGCGCTTTATCACGTCCAATGTTCTCAGTAATCTCTCTACCCTTTTTAACTTTAGGGCCAACGTTTGAGTGCGTTATGTGGTAACCATTCTCAGGGTCGTGCAACTCATTGGTCTTGCCGTATGAGTTGGCAATGATTGGTGGCTTGTCGTTTACCTTACGCTGTTCATTTAAATGCCGAATAATGTGACGCGAAGACAAATCAGTCTCGTCTACCACGTTAGGACGGAACAACATACGCTTGTTTTGCTTGTCTGCTCTGTTTGCGGCGTTACGCATGGAGCCAGTGTGAGCAATTACCCAGTCTTTAGTCATAGCTGGATCGTGCTTGGCGATTGCGTGACCAGCACGACGGCTTACAGCGGCGGCGTATTGCGACTCTGCATTAGGCGCAAAGCATGCACCCTTCTTAGTGTCTACGATACCCTCTGCACTCATACCTCCACCACAGCCCTCAGTTTGACCGGGGCAGGTGTTAATCACCTTGTAATCCATGTCTTTGCCATGACCCTTGGGATACAGAGCATGACCTGCAATACCCTTAGACGCATAGCCAACGTGCGAACGACCTTCTTCGTCGTGCTCGTGCTCTACAGTATCTAGCTTCTCTGACTCATCCAATGTGTCTCTGTTGTGCTTGATAAACTTAGCGGCGCGGATTTTATTTAAAGCTTCTTCTTCCGCTTTCTTTTGCTCGTCAAGTGGTTTTGCAAAGTGCTCTGCCAATGTTTGCTTGTGGATTTTTGCCATTTGACCAAGGTTCAAAGGGTCGCGGTGCTCTTCACCATAAACCTTTGCTCGTGCAGTCATCATGTTTTTCAAACCTTCAGCGCCTGCTTTGGGATTGCCTTCAATCAAATGCTTAGGCACCACAATACCCTTAACGCCACCTGCGCCCGGAGCCGCAACGGTAACGCGCTTTTCTTTAGAAGTATCTTTGTTAGAAGCTAACTCAGCTTTCATTTCATCAATAGACTTGGCGCTACCACCCTTAGCCAAGCCTTGGGGCTTCATAGCCGCCATTTGCTGTCCTTGGGGGGTCATGCTCAGAATGTTGCTTGCGCTTTCCGTAGGCGCCATTTGACCCATCAACGGCATACCGTCCATAGGTGGCTTGTCTTCCATAGGTGTTTGACTCATGCCTTGCTGACCTGTTGGGTTGGGCATCAACTGGTTTCCCGGTTGCATCTTGCTCATGTCAATCCCACCAACAGGCAAATTACCTTGAGACGTATCTACACCACCCACAGGCATCTGATTGTTGTCAGGGCGTCCTACAGGGGCTACATAAGCTTTAATCCCCATGTTAGGGGCTTCCTCAGCACCAATGGATTGAAGCTGATTTAACCCAAGATTTTTATTCATCATCTGGGCTTTGATTAGTTCTATAGGTAACACAGCGCCTCCTTCGGCTTTATGGACAACACCACCACGCATGTATTGTGGCATTCCTTCTTTCAGAATGCTCGTGCGCATCTGGTCGTTAATGGGGAAATGATGTAGATGGTAGTCTGCTTCATTAGCAATTGCACTGTGCTCCTTAGGTGTCAAGCGCTCCATAGGAACACCAGCCAGACCTAATCTTTCAGAAGCATTGCCGTAGTCTTCTTTTGAACCCTGAATGCGGTGAGCATGCGGTTGCATCTGGACGCCAAACGGTTTGCCAAACTTATTCAGAAACTCAGGAATCTTTTTGTCGTAGTGAACCTTTAGACCTTCGTCACCCCAACGCCTTGCTTGGTCAATGCCGGGCGTCATCACCACACCATCGTACCCATTCTTTGCGGCGTGGTGTAGGACGTGCTTCATGCCTAGCTCATGCCATGACTTCTTAAATGGTGCCTGAGGTAAGCCAGTGTTCTTTGGCTCTGGTGGTGGTTCAACGTCAGACAATGCCGTTAGCTTCCTAAGAGTCTCAATCTCTCTTCCCTGCAACAACGCAGAATCAGGAGAGTTGGGATCAGTAATACTACGCATCTGTTCTTTGATGGCTTTGTACTCATCACTCAAACGTTTACTCTCAGACTTGATGCGAGCTTCATGCTCATCTTTCACGCGCTGACGTTCCAACTCCATCTCGTTGTCGCTCTTTTGGTATCCGCGCTGACGACCTTGTTGGTGCCAGTCGGACTGCAACTCTTCCATATGCAATAGCTTCTCACCGTTTGGGCCTTCCCTGTCACTCAAGCGGACATGTGCCAACGTATTGGGGTGACTAGTCCAGTGACTAGAAACATATGGCGTATCAAACTTCTTCGCCTTTTCCATAAGAGCATCAAGTCTCTTACCGTCTTCGCTCTGCGCCCATTCATTAGGATCAGTGCGCCGCTTTTCCGCTTGCAAGTAATTGATGGCATTTGAATCTTCATTGCTCAACGCTGGAAGCCTTAGAAGCATCTCGCGATAGTTCTCACCGCCGGGAATCTGATACTGCTGATATTTAGCATTGTTTTGCTTGACCCATTCTTTTACATCATGCTGTGATTCATATCTCAGATGTTGGTAGTCATCACCGTAATAATCGTTCGCTCGATCATCACGCGCTTGGCTGGTGTTACCCAAGTCTTGCAAGATATGTTCACGCAATGGTGGGTTTGAATGCTGGCGCAAGTGCTTTAGGAACTCCAGTTTGGTCATCTTCCCTTCAGGGATAGGGATCTTGCGGTCAGCGACCTCCTCTGGCTTGAAGCCGGGGCGCTTGCTGATCTCCGCCATGAACTCAGCACCAGTACCTTTAGCGCGTGGGATGTCCACTGCTAGGCGCTCCAACGGGGAATACATGCCGTGACGCATCTTCTGTCTCAACGCCTCACGCATCTGCTCTTGAGTCGGCTCTACAGCACCACCCTCGGCTTTGTAGTTCACATATTCTTCTGCTTTAAATTCATCAGGGGCAATTAAACCTTGAGCAGATCCACCCTGAGCAAAACCAAACGTCTTCTTGGCAAACGGTTCAGTGCGCGGTAGGTCAGCCATGCCAGCCTTCTTGTTGATGCGAGCTACCTCAGCATCAGACAACACCTTGTTGACCTTCATAGACCCACCAATCAACCAATTGCCCGTCATGTTGGGGTTAGTCTTGTATCGATAGTGTCCACCCTTGGGAATCTGGTCTGTGATGTGCGCCTTCACTGGGATAAGCTTACCCTGAGCATTGGTGCCACGCTTGGTCGCCTCAGCTTGCCAGTCCACGTCATCAGGCATCTCCACCTCAGCCCATGCATGGTTAGCAGGTCGGCGGTCTGGTGCCGTAACGGATGGATCAGACTTCTCACCAATGTGGGTAGCCATAGGTAGGTCACCCGCATGCCATCCGGGTCGATACGCCAGAGCGCCAATCTTTGACTTGACCTTGCCATCCTTCATGTCACCCTCTTTGGCGTCCACCCACTTGTTCATTTCAACTGGGGTGTTGGCGTCTACGAAGAGTGGGAAAAGTTTTCCGGGGTGATCCTTGTGGACACGAAACAGCTTGTACGCCTTGACTGTGTTCTTGGGTTCTTTAGCTACTGATCCACCCTTTGCCATAGTGATGTCAGGATTGCTTGTGTCATATGTGCCACGGTTACCGATGGCTGATTTGATCTTGGTTTGATGGAATGGACGGAACGCATCTATCGTGTGCTCTGCGTCATACCCTTCGCCAATCTTGTTGGGATCACCCTTGTAATAAGGCATACCAGCATCAAACACGTCTTTGTGGATCATTCCGTCATAGCCTTGCTTCTTTAATTGCTTGACCATCTCGTGCGAGTCAGCCAATGCGTATGCATCAACTGAAGCTTCAGGCAATAAATCTTCCAATATTCGGTTAACGTTTTTCTTGCTTCCAGCTTCACTTACCTCATCTGCCAATTGAGAAAAGCTTCTAATCCTAAACGTTCCTCTTTTATCCGTGGCATCAATGTTGTGTTTAGCGTTACCCTTCATAACATGGTGATCTAGCGTACTGAGAATGTCAGCCAAATCTTCATATCCAAGTTTATCCTTATGGTGCGGTACGCTTAAATCTTGATCCATCTGATTGATAATTTCATCTAACGTTACGTGCTCACCCAAACGTCTGACATCAAATGGCTTTTTCATCTGCACATGAACTGGCACTGAAGTGGAACCGGGGCCGTGCGCAATATCCCACCCTGTTTGTTGAGAATAAACATTTGCAACCTCAGGATCATCTGTGAACGACGGTGTCGAACGATCTTGGGTGGTAACAAATTTATCTGCCTTTGGAACCTTGCGTTGACCCCTGTACAGTCTTTCCTTAATTTGACTCTCTTGCAAGAAGTTAGCTAGGTTAGCGTCGCGTTCTGCCAATGGCATCAACTTGCCACCTTCAGCTAATGCTTGAAGCATTTGACTTATTGTCGGTTCCACTGCTCCACCTCCTGCTTTGTGTATCACCTGACGCGACACGATACCGTGACCGACGTCGCGCTCCTCTTCGTACCGCACAGGGTCATGCATAGGGTACAAATGCTTGGTCGGTGTGTTGATGTCAAACCGTGATCCTTTGGGGACTTTGTGCTCGTCCTCCATCGCACGGAACTGCTTCTGGTTAACCACCTTCGGCTCACCCACCGTCACCTCACCGATAGCTTTAGCCTTGCCTTCACCAGTGCGGACAATCGCCACCCTCTTACCAACGTATGGGCGCAGTGTGTCGCTGTTGCGTGACTCAAGGGTCTTATGCCCATCGACGATCATGTCAGCGAACCTCAGACCAGCCTTGGTATCGCTCGCTACATTGATGCCCATAGGGGGCTTGCTTGGGGTCATGGAATGTCCTTCATGAGTGCCACGTATTATGCCTTCACCATCATGTCACGTCTATCAATTTAAATCCGTAGGCACTACGGATTTGTTTGTAAGTTTCGTGTCAGGTGGAGTTGTTGCCACTTCAGACTGCATATGGGTTGATCTTGCCTTGTGCTCGTTTGTTGTACTCGTCGGCGTCATAGATGTCGTCCTCATCGTAGTCGTCGCGTGGTGGGGCGTCGATGCTGATCCACCCTGCGTCACGCATGTACCTCAAGCCCTGACTGATGCAGTCAACGAACTCGTCATGTGCCGTCTCAGGGAATGAGCATATCTGACTCACCATGCCTTCTGCCCAGTCCCTTACAAACCCCTTGCGCTTACTGCTCTCAGGCACCCACACACGCCCTGCGCGGATGATGTTGGACACAATGCTTAGGCGCTGGGTTTTATCCGCTCTGCCGGGGTTATAGCCAATCACAGGCAGGTGCGCACGTTGCAAGTCTTGGATCAAGCTAATGCCTGCGGCTTTGTCCTCCACCAGTAGTAGGTCAACGCGCTTCTTCTCTTTACCCTCACCGTACACTGACTCAAACTCATCAATGATCTTGGGGCGCAGATCTGGGTAGGTCAGCTTCTCTTGCCAACAGTCGATCACCATCACGCACATGCCGCCATCCAGTGGCTTGAATGCACCCAGCGTAATGCACCCAGTAGGATCGTTTGCTTCGCCGTCTTTGTAGCCACAGTCGTAGCTCTGAATGATGTACTCGAACTTGGGATAAAGCTTGCCGTCAGGCCATAGCTTGAACCATTCCCTCTTGACGATGCCGCCCTCCTCAGGGTCGATGATCTCAGCGTGGATCTCTTGCCGACCTAGGTTCGTACCCTCGTATTGCAGGATCTGCTTCTGAAAGGATGGCGCCAGATTCTTCATGTTGCTGTAGGTGCTGGCGCGTGTGATCACCACGTCGTCACCCTCACGGTCAATCAACTCCATCACCACCTCTTTGGGCTTTGGAGTCGTAGAGCATATGAGCTTAGTACGCTGTCCCAGTCGGATGCCGAACTGGATCATGTCCCATGACTCGCGCAGGTACTCCCATGCCGCTAGCTCGTCCAGCCACCCACCGTGGAACTGCGGCCCCCTGAAGCGCTCAGGTTCGGACGCAGGGATGCCCTTAATGAAGCTCCCATTGATCAGGTGGATCTCATGCAGGCTGGAGTTGTACTTCTCAATCAGGACTGGTGGAATGATCTTGATAAGCCCTGAGTCACCTTCAAAGCACACGCCTTTGAGGTCACCAGAAGTTGGAGCCGACACCAGCCATCGTGTGTTGGGTTGCTCCCATGCCCACCACGCAAGTGTTTCAGCCGCCGCTCGCGATTTGCCGGCACCCCTGCCAGCTAAAATTAACCAGCAACTCCACCAGTCACCCGGCGGCTCCACTTGGTGCTTATGCGCCTGCTCGTGGAGCCACTTCAACTGCCAATTGACCACCGCCTGCTCAGTTGGGTGTAGCTCCTCAAAAGTCTTCTTGGTCTTGGGGTCAGCCAAGATTTCATCAAGTGCGCTCATTCAGCTTGGCGTTGCATCTTAATTGACTTGAGCAACTCACCAAACACGCTCACGTTGTGCTCGATCACTAATGGCTTGTTGTCGTCACCCACATGCTCTTGACGCGCCAGCTTGGGGATGTGGTACTCAACCACCGACTGAAACATGTCAAATGCCTTGGCTGGGTTAGGCGGCACAACGTACTCGCCATCCTTATCCTGAACACCCTCGGCAACTTTGTCGAGCCATCCAGTGAGCCTGTGAGCGTTTCCATCAACAAATGAGGCTATGGCCTGTCTCGCCTCCGTTGACGCCTTGTTGGGCGTTCCAGCTACCCTGCCGCCTGTTTTCTTGCCTTCCATGTCATGCTCCTCTAAAGTCGTCTACAGTAGACTGTACGTT